ACTTACCCAAATTCAGGTTCATCAGCAGCTGATAATCCAGAAGGAACAGGTGGAACTCAAGCATCAAGAATATTATCTTTATCCCCTAATTATCAAATTAAAAATAAGGATGTAAGACTTAGTATGGGACAACCCGGAAAAAGCAACACAGCAGCTGGTGATAAAAATGTTTGGGATTATGGTATAAATGCATCTGAACTTACGGCATTAGATAAGTTAAATGCTCAACCAATGTTTACAGCAACATCTCCGGCAGAAGTACCTGATTTAGCTACTAATGATTTAGTTAAATTTAGAATAGCAGCTATTAATAATGATGCAGATACTCCTAGAGAAGCAGTTTATATGATTTTTAGAGCACATATTGATAGTTTTAGTGATTCATACACAGCAGAGTGGAATCCTATTAAATATGTGGGTAGAGGAGATAGTTTATATAACTATCAAGGATTTGGAAGATCAATTAGTTTAGGTTTTACTTGTTATGCTCAATCAAAAGCTGAATTAATTCCAATGTATAAAAAATTAAATTACTTAGCATCAACCTTAGCTCCTGATTATAGTCAAGCTGGGTTTATGAGAGGAAATTTAGTTAGATTAACTATTGGAGGATATTTATATGAACAACCAGGATTTATAAGTGGTTTAACATATACAGTACCTCAAGAGTCAACTTGGGAAATAGCAATAAATGCTGAAGGTGGATCTGATAGCTCAGTTAAAGAACTTCCACATATGATTCAAGTAAGCGGGTTTTCGTTTACTCCTATTCATACATTCCTACCACAAAAAGCGAATGATGCAAATAACCCAGATGAAAGATATATAGCATTATCAAATGAAGTTAATTCAAGAGGTAATTATGCAGATGAATATCAAAAACAATTATCAAATGGAATAGGTAACACAAGTAGTAATGTACAAGGATCAAATTAATTATGAATAGATATGCAGGTATAGAAAAATTAAGGAATACAAATGAATTTGTAGGAACTTTAGGTACTGAATACTATAATAGTGTACAATATCCAGAAGTACCTACTAATGAAGGTGATATATGGGTTGAAACAGAATTTGGTGATAGATTAGATTTATTAGCTAACCAATTCTATCAAGATGTTACATTATATTGGATAATAGCAATAGCTAACCCTAATGTAGTAAATATGGGCTCTTTATTTATAACAGAAGGTTCACAAATTAGAATACCAGTAAATGTGCAACAAATTGTAGATAGTTATAACATACTAAATCAATAAGTTATGTCAAATTTTTTAGGATTACCATTTAGGCAGTGGGTAAAAAATCAAATAGATACTAGACAAACATCTTTAGGAAAGTATAATAATATACCTGAAAATGATCTTTTAGCTTATAGTACTAAAGCCCCATTTTTAAGATTAGCAAGTTCAGTAGATGTAACAAAATTTGGACCTAAAGATAAAGATGGTAATCAAATAGAATTAAATAATTCAGTTTATAAACAATTAGAATCATTAGGTTTACCCGTAGATCAATTTTCAGGAAATAATTTATCAAGAAATTTAATTCTTCAAGGAGGAGTTGTTTCTGCACCTCAAGGAAATTTAGAATCTGATACTTCATTTTCTGGGTTAAAAGGTGGATTAAATGATCAATTATCTGGATTTAATGGAGCTTATGGTTGGGGAGGAATTCAAGAAAGAGGATTTGTTCCTATGCCTGGTATTACTGATGCTGATATTACTTATTATAATAATGGGGCATTAAGTAAAACTATAATAAATGTAAAATGTTTTTCAAAAGCTCAATTTCAATTATTAGATGTTTTATATTTAAGACCTGGTTATACTTTATTATTAGAATTTGGTTGGAGTACTTACTTAGA